GTTTCTGAGCGTTGCGAATTCCCAACACTTCTAGCATCTGTCGGTGCAACTGAGGCATATTATAGATCTGCGGTGCGCCTTGAGCCAGTTGTAGAACTGCCTGATATTGGACAATCTTCTGTGCCATTGTTGCGGCATTTGGATCTGATACAGGGATTACGGTTACTAAGTCATAGTCGGACTGCTTAGCCTTTGGGCTACCTTCTACTGGGTCATAACTGTATTCTTCTGGGGTGTAATCACGGATGATCTCTTTAAGAAGCTTTAATTCCTGCTTCATAGAATGATGAATACGGGACTGAACCGCAGACATAATTTTTAAAGTTCTTTCCAGAATAGCCAATGTGCTACCAACAGGGGAGTTGGCTGACATATCGGAAATTTGGAGATCGGCTGCAGAAGCAAATCTACGACCTTCTTCAACAATAGTGTTTAACAGGCTGTATAGGACTTGGCTTGGCTCTTTGTATGCGAGTGGCATTAGGTTGTCTTTTAATGCTCCAGATGGAACATCAACATCCCTAAATTCGCCTGGTGCTATCGGGGTGTCATCGCCCTTAATTCGCAGACCACGAGTCTTAAATCCTCCTGGCAAATTCGATAATGTGCCTGCATCCACGAGCTGCCTGATGAGAGATGTTCCTGATTTAGCAAAAGCCCCCACAAGATGAATGAGACCAAAACAGTAAAAGCCAAAGCCCGGAACATAGCCGTAATGCACGAAATGATTGCGTTTTTGCTTAGTTTCATCTTCTGGTCTCCAATTTCTGCGGATAGCTAGAATTGTGCTGGTGCTTTTCTCAATGGTTACAACATAGGGCAAAGCAATGCCAGTTTCCTTACCATCCTCTTTATCTTCGTACCCCGGAAGATCTAAATCCACATGGATTTCTAACAGCTTATAGCGGTCATCCGTAGTAGCACGGAAGCCCATCTTTTCAGCAATTTTCTTTTCTACTTCATCCAAAGATGAGTCTGGGGAATCCAGCTCTACATCTCGGTAAAAACCTGCAAACTGTAATCGTTTAACTTCATTCTCAGTCTTACGCATTACATGGGTAACACGGGGGGCTGATTCTAAAGACGAAGCTCCATAAGGAACAACGATATCTTCCGCAGGGATAAACATTGATACTTGGCGGTTAAGCGAAGGGTCAAAGTAAACCTTTTTAAATGCGTTACCTGATAGACCTAATCCCCAAATCATGCGCTCATGCTCTGGACGGTATTCGGTCATTACATCTGTCAGCTGGTAGTTCATGTCATCTTGGACACGGACTGCAGCATCTTTCTTCTCTTGGGTCTCCTTGCCGATGATCTGCGTTTTAACAGGGCCAGCAGCTGGAAAGGTCTCCATGATTGTCTCCGCTTGGAACTTAACAAGCGCTTCAGATAGTAACGGGTGATAGACACCGCAAGCTCCTTCCCATGGTTCAGATCGCTCTTCAATCTTCATACCCAGTAGCTCTAATCCGTCTACATAGGTCTGAATCCAATCTTTACGGGCGGAGATGTCGTCTTCAAAATCACCCAACAAGTCTCCAGCAATCTCTGATAATTCACCTTCAGATAGTATTTCTGCTAGGTTTTCATCAAACTCGTCATCGCCTTCTTTGCCTGGCTCAAGCTCAATTTCTAAGCCATCAATTCCAATTTTTACTGACTCTGGATCTTCAATTTCAATCTCAATTTCTGGACCTTGCTCTAAAGCATCAAGACCAACTGGTGCTTGATAAAGACTTTTTTCAATGGACATAATGTTTCCTAGTAATATGCTGCTCTGCGTCTAAAGTTTACAGGTTCATCAGCTTCATCGCTTGGCAATCTAATGAAGCCGCCTTTTCTGTATCTAATTAATGCTTGAGTGCTGGAGTCCACCAAGTCGTCATGCTCGGAATTTGGAAACGCAGCCATCTCTTCTATAACCTCTTCTGCCCATCTGCGGTTTGGTGCCCACACTTTTCCAGACGAAAACAAATCTGTTACTGAATTCATACGGGCTATCTTATCATTACCCCTTGTCGGTGTAAACTCCGATACAGGAATTCCCATCCTGCGTAGCTCATAAATCAATGGGGATCCAGCAGCTTTTGCTTCAACAACGAAGGCATCTGGCTCCCATTCTTTATACATTTCTAAAGCTTTTGCTTTAAGTTCTGGGAATTCTAATCGCTCTTTGATTGCATCGAGCAAAATGATGTTGGGATCATCAGGGTTTTCGTTCATATAGAACACCCCCCATGTCGTACAGGCTGAATAGTCTGAACGCTCATTCTTAGTAAACGCTGTATCCCAAGATTGGATGACAAACTCACACTTAGGAGGCTTATCATTCTCCCAAATCTTCCACCATTCCCGCTTAACCATCGCTCCAGCCTCAGAAGTAGGCTGTTGCATATACTGAGCGTTCCATTTGGCAACAGGAAGTTCATTTCTTAGGGCTAAAAGTTCTTTTATGGGCCAGAATTCGGGCCATAAGGAGTTACCAGAAGGCAAAATAGCAGGAAATTCGATGACATCCCACTCTTCTCCGTCTCTTTCGATGGAACTTTTAAGGATTTTTCCTACCAAATCCCTTTTTGACCACCGAGTCATGATGATTACAATCGATCCTCCAGGCTGGAGACGCTGCCGTGGGCCTGATGAGTACCATTCGAACACCTTGTCGTAAACTTCGGGATTTGTAGCCGCAATTGCAGCTTCTTGTTCAGAGTGCGGATCGTCAATAATGAGCAAATCCGCACCTTTACCAGTAACAGTACCGCCAACACCAATAGCAAAGTACTCACCATCACCATTAGTGGACCAACGACCAGCAGCCTTGCTATCAGATCTAAGGCTGACATTTGGGAATATCTTTGCATATTGACTACTTCCTACTAAGTTACGGACTTTTCGACCAAAGCCTACCGCCAACTCCGCAGTATTGGAGGTTTGGATAATCTTCTTATTAGGATATTTACCTAAGAACCAAGCGGGCAAGAGGAAAGACGCAAACTCCGACTTGGTATGTCGGGGAGGCATATTAACGATCAGCCTTTTGCATTTCCCAGAGGCTATCTCTTCAAATTTCTTAGCCATGACCTTATGATGTCTTCCGTCAATAAAGCCGGGCCACATAGCATGGGCAAACTTAATGAAGTCCTCCTGCGCGGCCTCCCGATCTAGAGAGGCGATGTACTCCTCCGCCACCTCCAAGAAGGCGGCTTGTTCGCTCGGTTCGAGGGAATCGATAATCTTTTCTAAGTCCATTAATCGATGTCCCTCATTCTAAGACTGACAGGGCGTATGGATCTTGCCTTGCGTGGAGTCATTCTGCAATGCCCATGAGCACAGAGAAGTTGGTAGATGCGGTGGATATTTGCCCGCCCTTTGTCCCCAGTATGCTTCATCACATCATCTATAGAAGGGGCGAAACCGTACATCCGCCACCATTCGTCTATGATCTTATACACGATCGCCTGCTTAGGAGTCATAGCCCTGGTTCCCAATGTTTGTCATCTTTCATCCTAGCTATTGCCTGCTCTGCCAGAATCTCCGAAGAAGCCCGTATGCCGTTTATTTGCTGGATAGTCAGCTTACGCTCTAGCACTAACCTATTAAGGAGATCAGACACCTTCCTAATGTCTCTTTCAATATCCGTTAAATCACGCATAGTACGATCTCTCTATCCCACAAAACCATTTCTTAGTCCTCTTAGACAACCTTAGACGGAACTGATACTTATGTACCCTTAAGATAAATCCAATGCTATTTTGGTCTTTAGGGTGGTACACATTCAATCCATTGAGGGTATTTGCCCCTTCAATCTTCCACCAGAACAAGTTCCACCCATAGTACCAACGATAGCTACCAGTAACGAAAACATCTTTTTTGTTAAACATATACCCCCCTACCCCTTTTTTATAGAAAAAATAAGGGGGGGTGTTCCCATACGTATCATTAAACCGTTTAATGATAGATTGTAAGTTGTTGATTTCATAAACAAATATTACCCCCCACCCTCTGTTGTTTGAGAATCATTCTCGTTTGGTGATTGTTTGTGTGGAATAGTATGTAGTATAGACGGGTGAGCGCTGCTCGCATTTGGGGACATGGGGGTGGGTGGGCCAGCCTCCAGGGGGACCTGTGCAATTTCTTTTTCCACTTCGGGATTTTTCTCGTATATCTCATCCATTAGAGAATTGATCTCACTATCAACTGTTCTTTTCTGATCCTTAATAGCATCCCTGAGCTTAGCCAGTAGATCAGCCTTAGCACTTGCACTATCTTTAATGGTTCGCACTTCGGAGATGGTTTTAAACACGGACAACTCAGCCACCGACCCGAGAGCCTTGAGAGCTGATATACGCTCTGATGCCTTAGACTCAGGATCTAGAGCTTCCTGAGTGAGCTGAGATATAACGATAGCCTTCAATTCTTTAGCAGAATACGATTTTTGGAACTCAATAGCCCTTCGCTGGGCTTCTATCTCTAGGGCAATTCTAGGATCTTTATTCATATGATGGACTTCGACTCCGATTGATTTGGGGTTTGCTTTACTGTCATACGCTTCCCTATATGCTTTATTGAATGGTTTACCTTCTGCCACCTTCTGACAATATGCTTTCTGCTTAGTCGTTAAGGATCTTCCCTTGATATGGAGGATCTCTTCAACTGGAGTTGATGCGATCTGCTCCCTGATCTGCTTCCTTGTTAATCGTTTAACTTGCATAGTGAATACCTCATGAATATTTGCTGGAGTATAGGTTTTATTCGAACTTGTGCAACCCCACTGTATTTATCCCCTTACTGGATCTCTTATCTTCCCTTATGTATTTCTCTCTATTGTTTAGCCATGACTGATCCAAGAATGGAAACATCACCGCCAATTTTGATATCTCGATCCATCGCCCAGTTGAGAACTAAAGCATCCCCCCACAATCCGCATTTTCAACACCAAAAACGCATAAAAGGACAATTTCAAATTTTTTTTTGACCTGCAGCAAAATTATTTTTGAGGGAAAAAAGATAAATTTAACCCGAATTTTTAAGTTAAAAGCTGGATGAAAAAAATGGGGATCAACCGCCTGGAAATTGCTGGACGAAAAAAAACCCTCACGAATGAGGGCTAAAAAAACCGATAGGAGCGATTTTTTTATTCTGCCACTTGATACTTGCCAAGATAAGGGAAGCACTCTCTAGCCACCTTAAAATCAGTAATGACCTTATCAAACCAGCTCGCATCAATTTGATGATCTATAGCCTGATCAATTACATCTAGGAAACCATCGATCCCGAACTCATCGACAAAATCGAGAGCTTGACCTAGAGTCACAGTATGAGCGATCCCATAGTATTCGAGATCATCAAGATTAGACTCCACCACATAATCAGTATCAACATCGGGCTTTTTATAGATCCCATAAGAGCCAGCATTCACCCCATAAGAAGCATTGTAAGAACGATAATCATCATCCCATAAGTGATAACACCCATAATCCTTTTTATAGATAGCTCTTAACTCGGGCAATTCTTTAGCTTGCTTTTTTGCCTTTTTAGCATTTACCCGATTTTTGCCAGCCGAACTACTGGCATCCCATGCATAAGTATTCGAGAGCCATAAGCCAGCCCAGTAAACACCAGCATCCTCATTGATAACTACTGAGCGACCCTCATTGTCCATTAGCACGAACTTATTTGATGAGCCAATATGATCAGCGATAAGAGCTTGAAATGCTGGATGGAAAGCAAAATCGGGATTGCCTGAGAGCATCGGTTTTAAGTAGTCATTTATATAATGCCAAGTATCCGAGAGCTTCTCATTAGCCTTATTGCCAGTAGATAAAATCCCGTTATGCATGAGCCACAAATCGATCCCATGCTCGGCACGATTGAGAACCTCATAAGGATGACAGTTAATAAGATCAATCGCTCCGTGAGTACGCATCCGCAAATGGAAAGCACAATCTCGCCCTTGAATATCGGAGCGATAAAACTGGATGAATTCTTTAGCAGATTTTGGGATGATTTTTTTAACAACAAGATCCCCATTATTTGAGAACATAACCCCAACCCCATCGGAATTGTAGTCATAGAAATTCTCTAGCCAAGCATCGGAGAGAATAGGGGAAGAGCTGGATTGAGTGACGAGTAAGCACATGATTAAGCGACCTTTTTAAGTTGATTAGGGGATTGATTAGGGAATTGATTAGGGAATGGCACAACGCTTGATTTCTCAGGCAATACGAACCCTTTAGCCTTTAAATAAGCCCTGAGATTTTTGGTATCAGCCCGATTCTCATTGGCACAAATGAATTTTAAGAAATGATCAGTTGTGAGATTTTTAGTGCTGGATTCACGAGTAAAAAACCAAGTAGCATAGGTGAATTCCAAGCATGACATTATTGTGGAATAAACCAGCGAACCCTTAAAAAGACGGAATTCTACTGTATTGGTATTTTTGAAATTGAGAGCTTCATACCGATCAGCATTGAGACTTCTGAGCTGAGATCTTTTAGAGTCGCAACCCCTCACCGCATCTTTTAGCCAGTAAGTATCATCTTTTTTATTTTTGATTTTTGCGTATTCGCTGGAGTCTCTCCGAGCTATAGCCTTGATCAATTTATGGTTTGCCTGATCATTGATAAACAAGATCATTTTCGCACCATGCAAAGTTGTCATATCAGCCTTGCAAATATGGACATGAAGCCCACAACTATCCGAGTCGTGAGAGATTGCACCCTTCAAACCACCATTGGCAAAATACTGGAGCTGATCCGAATGGACATCCAGCCCAGTATATGCCGTGACCATCTCAAAACCATGATTAAGAGAGCCATCATTCTCACAGAGAGCATAAGTATGATTTTTATACTCACCGACATTTTTAAGCAACTCGCCAGCCCTATCATCACGACAATAAGAGTCTTTTATTTCCATCTCTAGCTCAAGCCCTAAAAGGACTCTAGGTTTACGATCATCATACTTACTGGGAATATGCCCTAAGTGATCTGAGCAAGTGTGATACTCCCGAATATTTTGATCTTCACTTTCCTCCTCATCATCATCACGAACATAATAGGAATTGCGATCCGAATAGTGATAAGAATGGTCGCAACAACTTCCGCATATTGAGTAATCGTCATATGCATTATGCTCTTCGTCAGTAGAGAAAATATTCTCGCAATCATAACAATAGAAGAAATTATCTGAGAAATGCTGATCCATAAATGATACCCAACCATCACGAACATTTATATCCGACTCGTTGATTAAATCCAAAGCAGAAGAGCTATCATCATCCCGAATACAATCCCCCATAGCTTTACCGAAAGCCCAATATTGAGCTTTAGTATTTTTGCGATTGTAAGCATAAGCAAATCGATCTGAGAGACGATTACCTCCCAAATTAACGCGAATCATATGCTTAATATCGCTGATTTTATAAGCATAAGCCCTACGATAAACAACTAGATTTTTTTGATCCATTTTTGCAAATCTCCTATATATTGCAAAGGGCAAAATTACCCTATTGCAAATATACCACCAAATAAAAAAAGTCAATAATACCCGACTAGAATATAGGGTTATTGCAACCTTGTTTTACATAAGATATATTCGAGGATTCAAATAAAAAAAGGAATAACCGACTAAATTACTCGACTATTATTATTTTCTAAACAATATGGCACAATGCAATTTGTATTGTGTTTTATCCCCGATCTTGGGTCGGGCTTGTTTTGGGTCAGGCTTGCTGGCCCTGGCGGAGCCTTGTCAAAATTTTGTGGATTTGTAGGAGGGTCAGGCTTGCAAAGGTCAGGCTTGGTGGAGGGTCAGGCTTATGGAGAGTCAGGCTTATTTTAATTTTTAAACAGAGGAAATTATGAATTTAGATACTTTAAAGAAACAAGAAACTTATTGGACAGATGTTGCCAAAGCCCAGTTGCTGGGCAAGAAGATTGTGGATGTTCGTTATCTATCTGAAGAGGAAGCTGATGATCTTGGATGGAGTGAGCGATGCGTTGTAATCCACCTAGATGATGGCAATATCATCCTCCCTAGTTCTGATGATGAGGGCAATAGTGCTGGTGCTATGTTCACTAATGATCAGAAAAACCCAACCCTTCCAGTATTGAGAGCTTAATTATGAAAACATCTATCGATTTATCAAACTTCTACGGAACAGAGAAATATCACAAGACTTTTGCATTTAATCCAAAACTAAAGCATACGGATGGAGTGCAATACTTTGCCGACCAAGCTGGAGCATTTTGGCTATTGGATATCATCGCCACCGAAATCTATCCGCTAACCCATCAACACGATTTTATTGCCATCACTATGGATGTTAAAGACAAGAAAGCCAAACTGGTGGTGGACGATGGAAACGATAACTGGATCTATCAAAAGAATATTGAGTTTACCGATTGCCCTGATGGTGAGTATCGCTTTTGGCTTACTGGTAATGTCCTCATGCTTCCTTCGGAGTATTGATCATGCCTAAATTCCAAATACAAACACGAATGTATGGAGGTGAATGGGAATGTCCCGAAGAGTTCCCGACCACCTATAGCTCTTATCAGGAAGCTTCTGAGGAGCTGGAGGACTTTATAAATGATTGTGTGGAAGCCGTAAACCTAGGGCATCTTACCGACTTCAATCCGCTCTCTTGGAAGATCTTTGAGATCGTTGGTGCTGATCAAGCTGAAGCCTTACAAAGCATGGCTAAGGCTTTTGAATTACTTATTCCTCACCAAGAGATCCACGCAGTTCGTGAAGCTCTTACTTTGATTGATCAATCTATGAAATTACTGGAGGGAAATTATGTGGGACAACACTAAAGAATTTGAATGCTTTTGGGGTTATGGCTATGTCAATCCAGAAGAGAAGTCTCGCCTTGAATATCACAAGCTGGACTTTTTTACCGAAGCAAATGGTTATGAATTCTTGGACTTCAAGGAGATTAATAGCCTTGATGTTGGGGACACTTGCAACATGGCTCAAGCCTTTAATGAACATTGGATAAGGAGAATGAAGTAATGCCAATTTACAAAGTAAGCGGTATTTATAAGATCAAAGTCTTTACAGAAATTGAAGCTGATAGTAAGTCAGAGGCAAGGGATTATGCCTATGAAATGCACTTGAACGAGTTTGATGAAGAGTCCATGGAAGATATGGAAATTGAATTAACAACAATAGAAAAGGAATTAGATCATGCCTAATTGGTGCTTTAATCGCTTGACAATCGACACCACTAGCGAAGGTGGAAAAAAACTGGCTAAGGCTTTTGAGCCTAAATACAAGAGTGAGGATGGGACAAGCGAGTTTGAGTTTTACGCTAAGCCTATGCAAGATCTTATGCCATGCCCTCAAGTCTTACTGAATACTCCAGCGAATTTTGCTCGAGATCATAACGAACAACAAAAATCTAATATTGAAAAGCATGGCTATTCTGATTGGTATGGCTGGTGCGTAGCTAACTGGGGGACTAAGTGGGATGCGAGAGTCGTAGAGTTTGACGATTTTAATCCTAATGAAACCTATGTCATGTTTGATACGGCTTGGAGTCCGCCTGAAAACTTTTTTAAAATATTTGCCATGTTGCACCCTGATGCTTATTTCAGAAATGAATTTGACGAAGAAGGCATGGGTTTTGAGGGCTATTGTGAGAATAGTCAAGCCGATGGCTTTGTTTGTGAATCTTGGGACTTAAATAACGGAGAAGAAGAATGAAAAAAGAATGGGGGGATTTTGCCCCTACAACAAAAGAGTTGCCAATGGATGTGATCACGCATTTTGCGAAGGTTTGCGATTTGCCGATGTCGCAGAAATTGGTATGGTTTGCTCAATCTATTTGGACTGAGTGCAACATGGATAAAACTTTGGAGAAAGAATATGCAGAATAATACTTTTCACTTGGATTCAATGTCGTTTATTTTTGATCATACGGCTATTCAAAATCCAACCCTTAGCCCTTGTTCAAGGTTTACAGTTTCCCCAAAGGATTACGGCTTTTATATTGAGGGAACTGGTGGAGGATGCACTGCATGGGTTAAACAACTGGAGGAGGGTTTTTTAGTCCTTACCAATGGTGGATTAAGCCATGAGCTTGGGGATGTTGGGAAAGACTTTGTTATGTGCTATTACGATGGCAAAGACGATGAAGATATGTGGGGCAATAGAGTCGCTTGTATGGATTTAGTTGTCGGTATTTTGCCCGAAGATCACACCAGCGAAGAAGGCTCGGTGGTTTGTTATTTAGAGATAACCAAGATCATCAATCAAGTGTATGACAAGTTGGATATTTACATTGATAAAAATCAGGCTTTGGCATTGGTTGATATTTTTAAAAAAATTGATTTAGCTAACACTTAAGGAAAACGCTATGGGCTTAGATATGTATTTAAATGCAAAACGCTATCTCTGGAAAACTCAGGAAGAGGATGGCGATATTGCTCAAAAGATCAGCGATATTGGTATTGGTAGTAATGGGATGCGAGTAAAAGAAATTACTTGTGAGGCTATGTATTGGCGTAAGGCTAATGCTATCCATTACTGGTTCGTTCAGAATGTCCAAAGCGGGGTCGATGATTGTCGGGAATACTATGTAACCCGAAAGCAGTTGGAAAGCTTGCTAGGGATCTGTAATGAGGTTCTAAGCGACTTTCGTAAGGCGGATGACTTACTACCACCAGCCGAAGGATTTTTCTTTGGATCTACCAAGATTGATGATTGGTATTTCGATGATATAAAGTCTACCATTGGCATGATTGAAAGACTACTGGAAAACACTTCAGAAGAATGGGAGTTCTACTATGCCAGCTCGTGGTGATCGATTTAGAATGAGGAGAATCCGCATTACAGAGCTAAATGAATCGATTGAACTGATGGAGGCTCGCAAAGTAGATGAGCTTCCACCAGTAATCGCCATTTTGGATAAAAATATTAACTATTGCCGAATAAAACGAAACGATATCCTCCAAGATATGATTCAAGACGGCTATAAAGGAGAAGACTTATGAACCAAGATGATCTAATTTGTTCGGCTCTGTTTGGGCTTTTGGTTGTTGCCTTATGCTTTTTATAAGGTTTGACAACGCTTTTCCTGCAATCTCAGAACCGACTCTCAACTCGTAATCATTGAAATCCTCGCCCTGATTTGGAGAAATCCAATAGGGTCGAGAGATTTGCTTTGATACCCTGATTCCAATGGGATCATGGTCAGCCACTAATACCGAGTCAGGGTAGGTGTTTGCTATTTCTGATAGATTGCCAGCCGAGAAACAAACCACGATCTTATAGCGTGTTCTGATGGCTTTTAATGCCCTTCTTATCGACAACGCAGTCGCATAACCTTCGCAGAGGATTACTGGTCCTTTGTTATCAAAGATTGCCGAGGCTTTCTTGGTTCTTTGTCCGCTTAAAAACTTCTTATTGCCCTTTGCATCGATCAATTGACATCCAACTAGGTCGCCATCAATCCGCATTGGGATTACCAATAACTCATTCCAAACCCATCCAGCTTCGCCTGGAAAGCCCTTTTTTGCTAAGTAAGGGTGAGGCTTCATCGTGGAATTTCCAAGGATGTATGCTGCCTTACCGCTTGCCTTGCTTTGCTTGTCGGCTACATCGATTACGACTTTTGGCTTTCGTCTAACAAATGAAGGGTCGTGCTTGCCCTTGAAAGAAACAGGCTTCTCATGGATGGCCCAGTTTTGGACTGCCCCTGAGTTGCCGTCATAAATATATGAGCCATTCTTTTTATTGGGCTTATCCTTGGTTGAAACCCTTGTCCATCTATCGTGAACAAGGCTATCAATAATCAATCCATGCCGTTCTGCAAATTCTTGAAAGCTCATTTATTTTTTACCTTTTTGTCATCTTGAAAAAACATTTGTTCAAGTTTTTTTATGTCATCCATAACTTGTTTATTAGTTTTGCCTGATTTGCGAGCAATCCATCTAACATTTTTCTTTAATTCTTGCTCTATATTTTTCACAATAATCCATCCTCTACTTGTTGAATACGTTGACCAATCCAGTTCATGCAAGGGACTGCCATCGAGTTTCCCATAGCTTTATAACGAAGACTATCGGGAGATTCACTCTTGCCGCGCCAAGGGATATTGGTGTAGTCATCTGGGAAACCCTGTAGTCTTTCGCACTCTACTGGGGTTAGCCTTCTGACTGCCAAATTTTGCATAATCTTAGGCCCAGAAGTATTGGATCCACCAACTGCTCGGGTCACAGTTGCAGTGACATGACCATCAATAGATTGGTTGTAAACATCTACCGCCTGAGCAATGAAAGTCTGAGCATGATGGCTCTGAACCGAGGGACGCAAAGCTTGAAGGGCAGGCGTTACCTGTAACTTTGTAGCACTAAAAGTATTAGCTTTGGCATCTTCCCGAATAGAATACGCAACTCCCTGCGTTGAGGCACGGTCAAGTGTATACATTACATTTTCATCACTCCAACCTTTACCATTTTGAGCTTTTTCTCTGCCCGATATATCTTGGATAGCAATAGGAACATTACCGCCACCAGTTCCCCAACGAGAGGTGACGGTCTGGCAAACATCTCCCATCTCCTTGACACGAGAGTCTGCTGGGTGTGTTTCATACACAATCAAATCGGTAAACTGTTTATGGTCTCTAGCCTTGACAGTGCTTGCCAATGGATCATCTCCAAACTGGGAATGGCTTTGACGGTTAAATGTTTTTATTCCGTTTGGATCGTTCCTTCGAGAGCTTGGCGGAGTAGCAGGGGAAGTGTTTTTCCCCTTGTTTCTGCTCGTCTCAAGATGCCTTGACAAGCAGTCTTGCTCAAAAAGTGTTTTTGCGGCAAGTTCCCAGTTTCCAAGATGTCCGACAACAAAGACTCTCCGCCTCCGCTGAGGGGTGCCTCGGAAATATTGAGCGTCAAGCACTCGGTAGGCGAACCCATACCCGAGTTCAGCCACCGCCCCGAGGAAGGAACCAAAATCCCGTCCTCCGTTTGAACTGAGGACACCGGGGACGTTTTCCCAAACAAACCATTTGGGTTTGTAATGATCAAGAATTCCAGTATAGACAAGGCTGAGGTTTCCTCTTGGGTCTGAGAGTCCTTGTCTGAGTCCTGCCACGGAGAATGCTTGGCAGGGCGTTCCGCCAACGAGTAAATCCAATCCTTCTGTTCCAATTTTCCACTCCTTGTATTTAGTCATATCACCAAAGTTGGTGACGGTTGGGTAATGATGATTCAATACTGCTGATGGGAACGGTTCTATCTCTGCATAACCGACCGCTTTCCACCCAAGAGGATGCCACGCAACTGTCGCGGCTTCCACTCCACTACATACTGATAAGTAATTCATCTGTTTTTCCTCATTGTTAATCTAATTTCATCCTTATCTGGATGTTCTTCTAACTTCTGCATCGCCTTCTCAAGTCCCCATCTTTTTTTATAGCCACGAAACCAATCCGCTAAATACTGCATTCGCTCTTGTGGGGTATTTACTTTAAATCTTCTCCACGGATCTCTCATGCCACCTGCCTTGCTTTAGATTTTGAATAGGCGATTAACCTACTCTTAATCCAACCCATAGTTTGGGCTGATGTTGGGGCAGGCTCAACCTTAAATCCATTGGGATAAACCGAAAACTTTTCCTTATATTTCATGGCTGCCCAACCATCCTTGTAGCCTTTCATTTGACCGTAATACATCAGCTCTGCATAGAACTTCTTATTGTCAATTTGTAGCTTACGATTGGCTTCTGCAAGTTCTTGAAGTTCGCCTGGCAGGGTCAGTATTTGAGCTACTGGTCTGATATAACCGCACTCAGAGCAAGCGTTGTTTACTGGCATCCATAAAGCCTTACATTTTGGGCAAGTAGCGTCTTTCTTTTCTCTTTCGGTAGGTTCTTTCTTAGCCTTCTCGCCTTCCTTTTCAAGAGTCTGAACGCCAACTGTATAAAGCCTATCCCAATCATTACGAAATCTTAAGAAGTTTCCAGAGTGATCTAACCAAAGACCAAACTCTTTACCTTCGTGTGGGCGCATAACCCTACCCATCTGTTGAACATGGGATGAGAATGACTTAGAAAATGGTCGTGCAGAAACACCAATCATGACATCGGTAACATCAAATCCCCGAGTCAAAATATCGGTAGCAATTAATCCATGGATGGTGGTGTCAGGCTTTGAGAATTCTTCAATTGTCATACGCTTAAAATCGTCATCTTCTTTATAAGATATGGATTCAAAACGATAGCCAGCTTCGGCAAATCCCTTGACTAAATCCCTGCCATGATCCACTCCCGAGCAGAACACAATAGTCTTGCGTGGCTCACCGAATACTTCGTGGGTTTTCTTAATCCATTCATTGACTACATCGCCAGTAATTGCCATGCCTCGCTTGGACACTTCGTCAGCAGCCCATTCTCCAGCAACCTTCTTTGCGCCTGTCATGTCAATTTCTTTGGCTACGAATACCTTTAAAGGAACAAGCCAACCCTTTTCAACTAAATCTCCAGTAGGGGTTGCTCCAACAACATGGGTATAAATATCGCCAAGCCCTTTTGTAAATGGGGTGGCAGTCAATCCTATGACTCGGATATGTGGGTTTTCTCTAAGAAACTCGACAGTTTTTCTCCGCATGATATGGCACTCGTCAATGATGACAAGATCAATATCAGGGAATGACTTTCTTCTTTCTAGTGTTTGTGCGGAGCAAACTTGGATGCGTTCTTCTGGTCGGTATCTCCAATGACCCGACTGCATGACTCCATGTTCAATTCCGTATTTAGATAATCGTGCGCTGGTTTGATCGCAAAGAACAATGCGGTCAACGATCATGGCGGCTTTCTTGTATCCTTGGGATACTTTCCTCATAATCTCCATCGCAACTTCGGTCTTACCGAAACCTGTGGATGCGTAAAGAAGTTGACGGATATGTCCGTTCTTAAATCCTTCTTTCAGCTGATCCACAACCTCTTGCTGATGTGGGCGTAACTCTAACAATTTTTCTCCTTTACTATCAAGAAACCGCTTGATGTCGGGTGGGGAGGACAGTCTTTTTAGACTTATGACCTCGTCATCTCGTGCTGAATAGTGTCAGCCTCCCCATAAACGGGCGGAAGAGTGGCTGGTGTTGATCTCCAGCTTGTGCAAAATATTTTGTTTATAACCACCCCACCTGATGTGTTAGGAACTAAAGGAAACCTCACATCATTTTTCAAACTAAACAAAATACCCTCGTATCAACCTACGACCTCACTCCTCCATAAACTTTTACTTCTGTGCTTGCTTCTTCCAGTAATTTACTTGCTTAATTAACTCAGCATTTTTTATTTGATACGCA